TGTGTGCAGAAGTGCCCGCGTGGATTGTTGATGTGTACCCTTGCTGTACCACTGCCTTGCGCGCGTTGGCGTCTGCTTACATCAGGGCGCGAGACGCGGCGCGCTCTCTACTTCTTTTTTTTGTTTGACGGCAGACGCAACTTGGCGGGGGTGTTTGATGTCTACCGCGCGGCGCAGTAAAAATTTTGAGCTCTCCAGGGGAGCGGCCTTGCCTTAGCGCGACGCTTCCTCGTGTGAAATTTTGGCGTTTTACACGGCACGCAAAATCACCCCACGCGCGGGTGCACAGCGTGAGTCTCGATAGACTTGTCTGACGTAATGAATACCGGATCGCGGTATGGCACCCAGGGATCCTGCTGATTTATATCGAGCGCTGGTCGGGATTGAAACACCGCAACCCGCAAATATCGCTGGTTTGCCATCACCAAATGAGCCAAATAATTACTACGTCACTCCGCGCGGGTACGAAACACTGATCGGCGGCACTACTTACACCGATGGCGAAGGCCGCACGGTGGGTCGCCGCCCGGCATCGCGCCTCGCCAGCAAGGATCAGCTGAATCGCACGAGCAATTGGGCCAGCACCGAGCGCCCTGGACCGGCGCGTCAGGCTGATCGCGCTGCTGCCCAAGCCGAAGCCCTGCTGCAGAAGGTGCTCGGCAACCGTGGTGGTGTCGTGCGCGATAGCGATGTCTCCGATCTGGAGGCCGCCGCCAACGCCCTGCTGGGGGAAGAGCCGATTGGGGCGCGCAGCATTGATGAATCGATCAGCGCCAATGAGCTGACCGGCGCATTCACCTCCGAAGACCCCACGGAATACAGCGCGCGCAAGCAGGTCTCCGCTGACATCAACCCCTACTACACCGTTGAGGTGCCCGCACGCGTCGCGCGCGAAGGCGGCCGCAGCGGGACCTGGACCACAGAAACCGCCCAGGGCTTCCGCCCGGCAACAGCGCGCATTGATCCCTCGCAGGTCATCGATTCTGAGGTGATGAACCGCCGCAAGGGCCGCGATGGCACCTTCACCGGCGAATCCGACAACACTGCGTCCTTCCAGCGCGAGCGTCCCATCACCATTGGCGACCTGGTGAAGGAGGCGATGGACGCCGAGCGCACCCCGGTGATCACCGCCAGCGCCCTGGAAGCTGCCCGCGCTGCTGGCCGGGCCCGCGCCTTGCCCGCTGAAGAGCGCGATCGCAACCTGGTGGGCTACATCAAGCCCCCGGGCTCTGGTCAAGAGGTGCCCGTCTATGCCGTGACCGGCCCTGACGGCGAGCGGATGGTGACCACCGTGACCCGCCCGGACCCCAGTGACCCCCTGCGGGGCCTGGTCTCAGAGCAGGAGCAGTATTTCCGCGTCGGCAACCCCTACAACCGCAACGATCAGGCCCTGCGCGAGCAAATTGCCCCTGCGCTGGGGGTGTCTGCGGACGGGCAATACGGCCCCGCGCCGGTTTTGGGCAATCAGTGGGACCGGACATACGCCGAAAAGACCTTCCAAAGCCCCAAATTCGAGACTTTCCTGCGCGAATTGGCCGGTGGCTCCTTCATGCAGGAGCCCGATGAGGCGAAGTCCTCCTACAAGCTGCTGGCCGAGGCGCTGATTACCGGCGAATTGAAGGTCCCCGGCAAGAAACCGGGCTCCACGCAGGCAATTCCGGTCGATCGTGAGGCGATTTTGGGCCTGACATCGGCCGATGGACGCCCGTTGTTCGCGCCTGGCTCCAATGCCCGCACCTTGCTGGGGCAGGCGGTGTCGGAGCTGCGCGGCGGCAAGGAAGTGGACCTCTTTTCCGAGGCCGCGATCGGCGAAATGGGCGATAAGGCGACCGCAGTGCGCCGCGGTGAGGGCTCCATCCTGGATTTGATCCGCGAATTGCAGGGCGGCAGCGGCTCGCAAGGTGTCGAGAGCGCCGCCAGTGAGCTCTTTGGCTATGAAGGCGGCGACTCCGGCGCTGCAGGTGAGCTGCAGCAGGGGCGCTACGGCGATTTCGGCGATGCCCCGGGCGGCGTCTCAGTGAAATCGGCTCCCGCTGGACCCGTCGACAAGCTCGATCGGGCGGCCATCGCCCTCACTGGGGATGTGGGGCAGGGTCTCTACCTGGCTGATGTGGCGCGCCGCAGTGCAGCCCCCGGCCGAAGCAGCGGCACCAACGCCTATGGCACCACCGTGGGTCCCGTGAAGGAGACCCCCGCCCGCGATCCGCTGGCGGTTCTGCTCGAGCTGACCGGCAAGCGCGCTCCGGTGGAGACCACCCCTGGTGCGCAGCAACTGCGGCGGAAATATCAGAACGACTTCGAGTCGATTAGCGGCACCGGTCGCTATGTACGCGGTCAGCGCGGTTACAACATGATGGCCGAGGGGCTTGGAGCGGAAGTCGGTTCGCCCGCGCAGGAAAAGGCCATGGCGCTCCTGGCTGGTCGACTCGCTGCGCAGCGCGAATCGCAGCGGATGGATGCTCAAGCCACGGCTGAAAACGCCTCCGCCGCACCCGTGACTGCAGCAACCAACACGGTGAATCATTCGATGCTGAATGCACCTGCCTCGCCGGCCACAGATCCCCAGGCTCTGGAGCGTCAGGCCGGTATCGAGCGGCTGCAGCGCCGCCGGCAAGGATTCACCGGTGGTATCGCAAATCGGCTCGTACAAATGGGGGGCCTTCAGTGAGTCAGCACAAGCGCGAGAAGGCGCGCGGATTGGCTCAGGCTTTCAAGAAGATGAGCAAACCAGCGAGCAAGGGAGGCACGGGCGGCACCTTCACGGCTGCCGCCACCAAGGCCGGTCACGACGACAGCCCCGAGGGCCGCAAAGCCTTTGCTGAGCAGGTGTTGAAGAATCCAGATGAATACTCAAAGAAGATGGTGCAGAAGGCCAACTTCTACAAGAATGTGATCAGCAAATAGCTTCGTTAGACTGATTCCCATTGGTGCGGCTGCCCCGTGGCGTTTAGGTACGACGGCAAAGATGTCGCCACTGCCTTAGGCCAGGGAGTGGACAATAAGCTCACGCGAGCCGAGGCTCCTGTGACCTTTGGCTATGAAGCCGGCACGCCAATTCGCTTCGCGGGCGAAGAACTCAAAAACAAGATCGGCATGGTTGGAGACTTTGGTAGCAGCACCAAGGATCCAAACATGAAGGGCTACTTCAAGGATTGGACGGGCTTCTGGACAAGCGGCCCATTCGGTCCTGCAGCACCAGAAGAAGGAGGACTCGCTTAATGGCCAACATTCGGATGGCCGCGGGCTTGAGCAAGCTGGGCGACCTGCTGAAGGACATTCTTCCGCAGAGCAAAGGCGAACTTGCGCTTCGCTTAGGCCCCGAGGCGGGCTTTGCGTTGATCGGCGCCGGCATGGCACCGGAGGGTACGCCGCTCGGTGACCGCCTCGCCCTGGCAGCCGAGGACATGTTGATCGGCACCGGTAGCTCGTTCCTTGGTAGTGGCGTCGGCCGCGCTGTCGGAGGGGCGCTGTACCCGGCGGCGAAATTCACTAATGCAGCCGAGCGCGCGCAGAGGCTGTCCCAGGCGATGACCGCCGGTGACATCCTGGCTGCCCCATTACCGATGTTCGCCCCTCGGCCGATTGCGACGGGCGTCTACGAGCGCGCGATGGAAGGGCAGAGCAAGCGCGAGCAGGAGCAGCTGCTGGCGCAAGAGGAAGAGCGACTGATGCAAGAAGCCCTCCTGAATTCCCTGTTGACTGGTGGTGGAGCACTGCTGAGCTGATGGCCGAGTTCTCTCGCGATGAACTGCTGTATGGCTTCGAGAGATCAGCGGTAGCGCTGCCAGGAGCTGCTCAGGCGCAGATTCGCCGGAGGCTAGGAGACGAGTACGAGGGCACCCCTGTCGAGCAAATGCTCCAGGGTTCGCAGCTCCTGAACTACGCCCGTCAGCGGCTTCCGGAGAATGTCGCCCAAACGCAGGTTGGCCAAAAGCTCTTGGGTCTGCTGCCGAAGGACGCCAAGAAGGCCCGCGAGGTGATTGGCTCGGCGCCGCTTGGTGGCTACAGCCAGAAGGAGATCCAGGAACTCGATGCCTATCGCGACGGCGATCCGGGTCTCGACATGGAAGGCGACCCTGAGGTTCGCCGCAATACGGTGCGTGTTGGCAAGTTTCCGGTCGAGGGCGGAGAAGTGCCGACCGGGGATAGCTTCCGCGCTGCTGCCAGTCAGGCAGCGGGGGTCGGTCTGGCTGATTTGGCCTCCGATGGCCTGCGCAACATCTGGTGGTTCCTGAATGCGCCTCAGGCCCTCACGCAGCTGGCCATGCTGCAGGGAACCCAGAACGCAGCGCAGGACTACCAGGCACCAGGCCGGCAGGCGCCGCTGATCAAGAACCGCACGGTCCGGATGGCGACGACCTTGCCGGCGCTGATCGGAATGTCGATGGCTGTCGGCAATGCCTATCGCCAGCCCGGCTTCAAGGCAGCTGTACCGAGCGAAGCCGATCCAACGCAGACGGCTGATCCCCTTGCAGAGCTGGGCTCTCGGTACTTCCTGGGCCGGACCGGTGCGCTGCTGCCGTACGAGGAATTCGTCAAGGAGCGCCCGGACGTTTCGAAGTCTGAGTACGACGCCTACAAGTCGTACCTCTTTGGCAACGCCATGCCACTGAAGGCAACCGCCGAAGGGATTCACGGCCCTGAGGTGACCTTCCTGGGCAAGAGCATCCCTGTTGCAACGGGTGTCCTACCTGCAGTGGCCGCAGTGATTGGGGGTCGCATTGGAGCACGCAAGGCCGGCGCAAGACTTGCCGAGCAAGGCAAGCTCAATGAAGCAGCCAACCTGCGGGATACGTGGGTCGAGATGAAGCGCGAGGGCCGCAACCCTGATTCCGATATACGACCGGAAGAGATTGCCGAGGCGTATAACCGCTACGAAGACCAGCAGATGAAGAATGAACGCGAAGTGGCGTTGCAAACAATCCTGTACAGCAGCCTCGGGATGGGCGGGACTGCGATTGCTGGGCAGACCTTAGAATCAATCCGTCGGGCACTCAAAGGTAAAGCACCTGTTGAGGAGCCAGTAGAAGAGCAGACAACGCTGCCTGCCGCACAGTAATCATGGCTTTCGGTTCTTTTGGTAGCGGCACTGAGCCGGTCCCTGGGTTCTCGGTTAGTACCCAGGGTCTCTCACGGCTAGGTGATATTGACCGCGAGAAGTATGCGGCTGAATCGTCGATGGCGACGAACTCGTTGCAGTCGATGGCTCAGTACCGGGCGCAGAAGTACTTGGCCGATAAGCAGCTCGAAGCGGCTCAGGTGCAGGCCGAAGCAGCCAATAGCCCCGGTCGCTTGATCACTGGAATGCTGGGTCAGATTGGCGCAGGTTTCGCCGGTGGATTCGGCGGTGGCCTTGGCAAGGCTGCAGGTAGCGCCTGGTTTGGTTAATTAGAAGTTGGCGGATAGGAACTATTTAGAATCAGCGTAGAAACCCTATTGGTAGGGGATGGATCGCTACACCCGCGCGTACATGAATATCCCCGAAAGTCGGGAGCCCGAGCGTTCGCCAGCGGTCGACGCAGTACCGGTCCTAGCTGAAGCCATCCCCTTCAAGATGCCATTCGGCGAACGGATGCGGATGGCGGCGGATAAGCCCTTGGAGACCATTGGCCTTGCCAAAGATGGCAAGGTGCGAATGGGGCGAGTGGCGGGCCTCGGCTCGATCCTTACGCTGCTGTCGGCCGCCAGCGAGCTAAACGATCCGACTGAATCTGCCGGACGGAATATCGCTCAAGCCGGCGGTAGCGCCCTGGGTGGAATCGGCGGCGGAACTGGCGGCGCAATCCTGGGCGGCATGCTGACCGCGGGCAATCCCATTGGCGTGCTGGTGGGCTCCGCGATCGGAAACGCCCTGGGCGGCGCAACCGGCAAGGGGCTGGCGACCTTCGCTGCTGATCTGGCGGAAGGTTCTCCGGAGGATCGCGCTATTCGCAATGCCCAGAAGCAAGCCCGGGCTGCAGCGCAAGCCGAAGCCGAGCGGGCTCAAATCTTGATGCCGCTGCAGGATCAGGCTGCACAGATTGCCCTGCGGAACGAAGAGGCTCGCCAGCGCATGCTCTCCGGGATCGCGGCAGAGCAACTCCTGCAACGCGCCATGGCCGAAGGTCTCCTCGCCCAGCAGGCCTCCGGTGCCCAGCAGCAACTGGCGATGACCAACGCAATCCTCGGAGTGTGAGCTGAGATGGCCGTAGCTGAGGCTTATCTGGGAAGTTTCCGCCCTGTCCAGCCCGTGCCGGGTTTCGAGACTGTGCTCAGCACGGCCGGCATGAATGCCCTGGGCTCCATCCCCGCCGCCAAAGCGAAGATGGAGGCCGAGCTGGCTGCCGCAGCGCTCAGTGAAGTTGGAGCCAATGAAAGACTCCAGCAAAACCTTGACGCGATTGCCAAAGAAAACGAGCTGACCCGCGATGCCAATCGCCGAGCTGGTGCTTTGCGAATGGCCGGAGACCTGCTGGCGTCGTCGTTAAGCAACGTGGCACCATCTGCAGGCGTCGAAGTCGGCGACCCGCTGGCGCTAATCGAGCGCCTCAGCCAGTTCCACAACAACCAAGCTCAAAGCCGGGCTGCACAGTCACTGCGAAGCAATACCTATGCCAAGGGCTTGTTTGAACTATTGGGTTCATAACAGGCTCTCTAGAATCGAAGTACTCGAGTAGTACGCAGCTCCATGGCCGAGCAAGGTCTTTTAGATAAAGTCGGCCAGCGCGCATCGCAGATGCTGACGTCTGCGATCACTGGTGAGCCCGTAAAAGGCAGCGAGGAGGATCTGCGCAAACAAATCCAGAATGCGCAATTGCGCCGCACCCTGGAGAGCTACCAGAAAAACCCCAACGACCCCGGTGCAAGAGACGCGCTGCTCGGCACGCTCAGGGCCGCTCAAGGTTTAAGCATCGAAGGTCAGCGAGCCACCAACGATGTCACGCTCGACTACCTGAGCGATCCTCGTCTTCTGGGTGCGGCGCAGACCAAGACCAACCTCGAGATCCAGCGCGAAAAAGCAAAAGCCGCCAACGAAATCGATCTGCTGAAAACAGAGGCGCAGCAACGCATGCTGGGCCTCGACAAGCTGACCGACCACGAAATGCGGTTGGCGGGCGGCTCCCAGGCTGATGCCAATCGTGCTGTCTTTGACTTCCTGAGCCAGGCCCAAGACAAGAACCTTGCCGCTCAAGCAGCAGCACGGCGACCCAATTTCGGCAGCATTGCTGGGCTTCTCGGAAGCCTCGGCCTGGCGGCTGCATCCCTGTTCGGCTGATCCGGAGACTCGTCATGCCATCTTTTGCAAAGAAGGTTCGCGGTAACGAAGGCTTCAAGGCAGCAGCGAGCAGCCTTGGCCTGAAACCAAGCCAGGTGAAAACCCGGCAGGACATGACAAAGGTGCGGCAGGAAGCCAAGAACCGCGCTGCGGCCGCCAGTAATCCAACTGCGCTTCCCAAGCCTGTAGGAGTCGGCAGCCCGATTCAGTACGACACCAAGACCGTCGGCGGCAGCTTTGTTGGATCGGGGCTTGGCATCATCACAGACTTGATGGGGAAATACCCCAACAATGAAACGATTGCCGGATTGGGCGCAGGCTCCATCTTTGACATCGGCCGTACGCAGGCCAACACCGGCCTGGCAGTTGCTTACAACGATGCCTTCCTGGGCTCGCTTGGCACGTATCAGACGGGGCAGGAAAACCTTAAGTCGGCCAATGCTTCAAAGCTCTTAGCGCAGGAAGGAGCGATCGCTCGAGACCTGACGGACCTGACTAGTGGTCGTCAACTGGAGGGACTGAAGTACGGCGCTGATCGCGGGTTGGAGGGGATTAAGTACAACTCCGATCGCAGCCTTGAAGGCACGAAGTACGGCTTCGATAGCCAGGAGAGGCAGATCGGACTGACGGGTACGGAGGAGCGGAAGACGCTCGAGCAAAAGGGCTTAGAGGAGCGCAAGATGCGTGCAGATGCTCGAGGCGCGATACGTTCACAGGGAGCGCGCTTCTACGGTTGATGGCAACTCTTGGCGATGGTCCCGTCGCAATCTTCCTGGCGGCGCTTGATGATGATCGCCGGGAAGGGTTTCTGAACTACGCCGAAAACACGTACTCCATCTACGAGATCTGGCTCTATGCCAGTGTCCTGGGGTACAGCGAGAGTTTTACGGCCTTAGAGCGCTGGGTCAGTAAGCACTACCGCAAGCTCAACAAGCGGGAGCTCCTGCTCGCGGAAGCCTGCAAGCTGGAGGCTGACGTGGATTTCCTGCGGCAGCAGGTACAGGCGGATCTGGTCAAGCCGGACGCAGCGGCCAGTCGGATTGCGCATCTTTCGAAAGAACTGCGCGGGCATCTGTCTGAGATCGACAAGATGACGCGAACCACCGATCGCAAGGGCTTGATCCTGGCGGGTGCTGATGCGGTGATGCGTCAGCTCCGGGTGATCTTCAAGGACAACGATGAGGTGACCGCAGCGCTGGATTCAGCCTTCGAGTCAGTGTGGGCGCAGCTGGACTCCGATAAGTAGCGCGGAAAAACCGCCAGGTCGTTGAGCGGTAGGCGCTGTGAATAGTGAAAAACAGGTAGATTAGAGCCATGGCAGGCGCATCGATTGCCCTAGCGCGCAAACGCAGCGCGCTGAAGGCAGCTCAGAGCATCAAGAAGCAGCCCGAAGTGGTGGTGGAGGAGCCCGTCCTCTTGCCGCATGTCATCAAAGCGAGGGAGAACTTCGGCTACTTCTGCGAGCTGATGGGCAAAAAGCCTGCTCGGCATATGAAGGAGTGGCACCAGGCCTTTCTCACGAATCAGAGCAACGAACACCTGCTGGACATTGCGGGCCCAAATACATGCCTGCTGAGCCCGAGAGGTAGTGCCAAGAGCACGGTGCTCGGCTTACTGCTGGGCTGGCTGATTGGCCGGCACGCCCTGGCGAAGAAGTTGCTGCGAATTCTGTATGTCTCCTACAACGTCGATGTTGCACGCAACAAGAGTGCAGCCATCAAGAACCTGATCCTCTCGAAGGAGTACCAGGAGATCTTCCCGTGCGTGCGGCTCTCGAAGACGCGCACCTCCGATGAGCTGTGGAGCATTGACTGGGACTACGCCGAAGTGGACGTGCGAGGTGAAGACGCCTTCACGATCGCTTGCGCTGGTCTCAAGGGAACGATCACCTCAAAGCGCAGTTCGCTCATCGTGGTGGATGACGCGATCAAGAGTGCGGCATCGATCGCCAATCCCGACATCCGCCGGGAGATGGAAACGAACTGGACCAACGTGATCGTGCCGACCATGTTCCAGGGTGCTCGTGCCATTGCCCTGGGAACTCGCTTCCACTTCGACGACCTGTTCGCAACGATCTTCACCGAGAAGAAAGGCTGGAAGACCGTGGTGCAGTCGGCTCTGCGCTACGACGAAGACGGGCGGCCAAAGTCCTACTGGCCGGAGATGTGGTCAACGAAGTACCTGCTGAAGTTGCAGCACGACGACCGCATCGCCTTCTCCTATCAATACCTCAATCAACCGGTGCGCTCCACCGAGCTGGGGGTGAGCCCGGAGCTGTTCGTACGGGGCGAGGTACCAGAGAGCTACGACATGGTCGGCGTGGGCATCGACCTCTCGGCTGGCATGAGCGAGCGCAACGACTGGACGGTGTTCACCCTGGCCGGCCGGGTCGATGACAAGTGCTACATCATCGATTACCGGCGCATGCGCTCGATGGGAAACATCGAGAAGGTGGAGGCGCTGTGCGAGTTGCTGATGGAGTGGAACCTGCTGGCCACCAATGACGACGGCCAGTACTTCCCGACAAATTCACCGGTGACGATCTGGCCAGAGGTCGTGGCGTATCAGAAGAGCTTTGAGGGCGACCTCAAGCGCATTCTGTTTAACGAATGGCAGCTGTACAACCTGCATATCTCGCCGGTGAAGGGCTTCCGCGGCGACAAGCTCGCCAGGTTGCGCGGGATCCTTGGCCTCTTCCAGGCCAAGAAGATCATCTTCAACAAGTACCGCGACTTCAGCTACATGATCGACGAGATCACGAACTTCGGCCACAGCCCACATGATGACTGTGCCGATAGCCTCAATATCGTGGTTCAAGGCCTCATGAAACGCGGGGCTGCGCAAATTGAATGGACCTAAACTAGATCCATGAGCCAACCAAAAACCGAGCGTTTTCGCCGCATTCTGGAGGCCGCGCGCAAGCGTGACGGTACGGCTGGCGTTGACACCATGGTGGTCAACTCGCATCTCGCTCAGATGCGGTTGTTCATGCTGCGTCAGGGGCTTGAGTTCTACCCAGCGCAGGACACCTTTGGCTTCCGCAAGAGTTTCCTGGCGGATCTAATCCAAGAGAACGAAATCGATGCCCGCCTGGAAGGGATCGTCGATGACTTCCTATTGGATGGCAAGGGGCTCTGGTACTTCCGGCCCGTAGGGGACACCTACCGGCTGATGTGGTTCAGCAAGGAGAACTACCGCGCCTACTACGACGCCGCGGGTCAGTTGGAAGAGGTAGAGCTGATCTACAGCTTCACTGTGCGTGATGGCATCGGCTCGATGGGCGCCATCGCTGGTGGAGATGGCGGCTCCCTGCGTTACGTGAAACTGCAGGTGCGGCGCGACACCATCAAGGAGTCGATCACGACTGAGAAGCCGAGCTTCGATGCCGGCGTCGCGAGCCTGACCTACGCGCCCAACAGCACACGGACCCTGCGCAACAGCCTGGGGTTCATCCCTGCTGTGGAGTCGTTCAACAACATGCGCTCCACCGGCATGGACGCCAGTGGGGAGTTTGACTGGCTGAGCGATCACATCGTCACCCATGACGACCTGATCAAGAACATCCGCGCCAATATCACCTTCTACGGAAACCCCACACTGGTTTCCAGCCGCCCCAAGCAGGACCTGATCGAGTCCGGCGATGGCGAAGAGTTCCGTCCCACGATCAGCTCTCAGGCGGGTTTCTATGCCGCAAACCGTCCTTCGACCAGGCTGAGCTCCCCGTTGGGTTCTGGCGGCGGCGGCGGGGTCAAAGTGCCTCGCATCATTGCGAACATCGAAGCAACGGACCGGGTTGCCTACATCACCCCGGATGCGGTGAGTGGCGATCAGAACCTGTACGCCAGACAGTATCGCGAGGAATTGCGCAATGCCCTAGGCGGGGTGGACGAGCTGGGTATTAGCTCAGGTGCCACGGCCTATGAGGTGAAGTCCCTGTTTGGCCGTGCAGCAACCACGGCGTCGCGCAAGTGCCGGGGCCTGTTGACCTACGGCCTGTGCAAGCTCCTGGCGCTGGTGCTCTTTAACGAAGAGAAGATCTTCCGGGAATCGTTCGCCGCAGCTGTGGGCCTTGAGCGCCCGCCGGTTCCTGTGCGCGAGCAGTTCCCCGACGACGAGCAATACCAGGAAGCAGTTACTGCATTCCGTGAGGCCTATCAACAGTTCGAGCAGGCACTCGAAGCACAGATTGGAGAGGCCGTACAGAGCCGAGAGCTCCCGCCTGGCGTGGTGGGTTTGATCCCAGATGGCGACCGCAAGATCGAATGGCGCTGGAAGGGTCCGGTCTTTGAAGACTCCACGGAAGATATACTGAACTCAAGCATTGTTGTGCGCAACCTGCAGGAACTCGGTGTTAACAGCATCGAGGCCCTCAGGTATCTCTTCCCGGATAAAACCGATGAAGAGCGCAGTGCAATGCTCAGTGGCTATCCATTCCGAATGGCTCAAGCCACGCAGCAAAGCATTGGCACCTTCCTGTCGCTGATTCAAAACATGCGACAGATTCCGCATCCGCAGGCTCCGGATCTCCCCCTGCTGGCGGACCCCAAGCTCGATCTGACTCCTTATGTCTATCGAGCTCTCGAATTCCTTAAGAGAGAACTGACCTATGCAGGACAGTACAACGATGGCGACAGCGGTAGCGAGCCCGCAACCCTCGATCCCATCCAGCGTGGCCGCGCCGACAGTGGCCTCCCCGTCGATGCCGCAGGCGGCCCCGTCTTCGTACCCGACGGCACAGCCCCAGGCTCCGGCTTACTCCCCGGAGGCTCCGGTTTCGGTCCCTCAGGCCAACCCGTGGCAGGCGGCGTACCAGGGTCTGCTCGCCAGCTTGAGCGCGACACCGCAATCCCAGCCCCAGGCGTCTTACTCGGCTCCGACCCAACAGGTGGCCCCTACCCAGGCGTCCTATCTGCAGGCGCCGGTGAGCTACCAGGCGGCACCCTCCGTTACGGCGCCGCTGACCTCAGCGTTCCCACAAACGGCGGCCTATTCCCAGGCGACTCCGGTACAGGCCCAGAGCTACAACAGCGCGCCGAGCGCAGCCGCGAGCGACGAGTATCTGCAAAGCGTCAGCAGCGAAAGTCTTGAGGTTCTCCAGCACTTCGGCGCTGAAGCCCCTGCACTGCTGAACCGCTACGCCTGCGTCGTCGAGGATGCCCTCCTGGCCCAGGCCCAGCAGACCGCTCAAGCCATGAGCCAACTGCAGGGGATTCAGGAGCAGCTGAGGAACTCCCACACCGTGATCGAGGCTGCCGCTGAGGACAATGCCGCGTATCACACACTGCTGACCAACCCCGACGTTCTCGCTGAATACGTCAACGAGTTCTTCGGTCCTCAGGGTCCCTACCCGACTGAGCTGCCCCAGGATCGCCTGGCTGCAGAAGTGGCCGCCAACGAGCGCCGCTTCGCTCCTGCAGCAGCGACCTATCAGCGCCCCCAGATGGAGATGCCCGCTCCTGACGTGCAGGCTGCAACCGGCGGCGATGACTTCTGGGCCACCTTCTCTGCCATCAGTGAGCGCAACCCCGCCGCCGCATGGCAGATGCTGAGCCAGGCATCCCCCGAGGCCCTGCGCAGCAAGGTGCTGGTTTCCGAGGCTTGAGGAGGTCGTCCCAATGGCAAACCTCCCTCCTGGCATGCCCGCGCGCTACAACCCCGTCGCGCGTGAGCTAGAGGCAGGCCCTGCGACATCACAAATCCGGCAGTCGCTCCAGCAGGAGATGACTCGCCGCGAAGTGCGTGATGAAACCGCAGAGGCTGCAGCCAGTGCCCTGGCCCATCAGGCGAAAAAGGCAGTGCAAGTTGCCTTAATTCAGCAGGGCAGTGGTGATCCACGCGATGTCCTGCCTGGCCTGACAACGATCGCCGATCGCCCGGAGCTGCTGAATAACATCGGCCTTTGATCGTCCGTCGTTAGATTAGCTTTACTGCGTCATCAGTTGATGCGTTTAGCAGGCAGCCCCGAGTTGTTTGATGCCCTGGTTCGGCAATACGCTGGCCAGGGCATTCCTCGTGGTGCCGCTCAGCATCTCGCGGCAGAAGTAGCCACCGGCGACACCGCAGTCGACCGGCAGATTGACGCATTTTTCGGACTGTACGAGCTTCTGCAATCCAAGGGCTACAGCGCAGCCGCGGCTCAGCACCTTGCCGTTGAAATGATGGAAGGACGAGAGCCCATGGCGCAGTCAACGCGTCGCTTTGCCGGTATTTATGGCGATCCACCCTCAGACACTGTCGTTAGCGACACGCTTGATCGAGGAATTTGAGGGAATAGAGCTCAATGCCTATCTCGATCCCGTCGGCATCCCAACGATCTGCGCTGGTTTAACTCGCTATCCCAACGGCGAGCCTGTGCGCATGGGCGACGTCTGCGACCACAAGATCTGCAAACGACACCTCGAGGAGTTGCTGCGCCGGGAGTATGTCCCCTCGGCGGAATGCATCCCGGGCTGGGACCGGCTGGGGCCCAAAAGACAGGCCGTGCTGCTGAGTTTTGCCTGGAATCTCGGCGCCAAGTTTTACGGGGCAGCCGGGTTTGAAACGATCACGCGGGTTCTCCGCGATGGCGCTACCCGCCCCGAGATCTACCAGCAGATGCCGCAGGCGTTGGAGCTCTACACCAAGGCCGGCGGGAAGACCCTGGCTGGATTAGTCAACCGCCGCCGCCGAGAAGGCGGGATCTGGCGAGAAGAAGACGACGGAACCATGAAATTCATTGCCCAACAGGACACACTGCTCAAGAAGGCGCCCATCGACAGCCACTACCTGTCGGATGCCGGCAAGAAACCTGTCAGCAAAGGCGAGCTGATCTCCTTCAGCAAGCTGGATGAAATTCCGGCCGACAGCCATGCCTGGGTCTCGCTCCTGGGTAGCGGCGAGCGCTGGGCGATCTTCACGCCGCACTGGCTGGAGGAGCAGGCCAAGCCCGCGCCGACCCCTGCGCCGCGCATTGATTGGAGTGACTTCAGCTGCCCCGTCGGCAAATACATCACCGTTGGCGAGGTATTGCAGTACGACGCCCGGCGCAGGCCCAAGGCTGGCAGTGCAGAGGAGCGAGCGATTATCGAGATCTGCAAGCAATTCGATGCGATTCGATCCGCCTGGTCTGGTCCGCTTGGCGTGACCAGCGGCTATCGCCCTGAGCCGATTAACAGTCAAGTTGGCGGCGTGCCGGGGAGTTATCACGTCAAAGGGATGGCTCTCGACATTTACCCCATTGGCGAATCCCTGCAAAAGTTCCACCAGTGGCTGGTGCAGCGCTGGAGTGGTGGCTACGGCGACGGTAGACCCAAAGGATTTATCCACATCGACACACGTAATGGCGGCAAGTTCAGCGCGCGTGCTGGAGTAAAACCCGCGGCAATCTGGGATTACTGAGCTCGTTAGACTTGGCCTAACGCGTAGATAACTGGCGATCACACATGGCCGTCATCGACAAGATCAATCGCAAAGGCATTAACGGCAAGCGGGTGATCACGGGTCCCGCCGAACTGGTCGGCCCTAAGTCGGGTGGCACCAAGAGCGATTTCGCCAGGCTGAGCGGCATTCAGGGTTCTGTCGATCAGTACGAGATCACCGATGGTGCCGGCACCAACGCTGGTAGCTACACGATCACGATCCGCCCCTTCAGTGAGAACGGCTTTACGCAATCCCACCGCGCCGTCGGTGATATTGCGGTGCTGCGCCAGGTGGGCGGCGTGGCTAGCCCTTCTGCCTCCATCAGCTGCATGGGACGCAAGAAGCCAGCACGCGGCACCGTTGCCGTCACCCTGGGCCCCTTCACGGTCCTCGATGGTGACCGCCTGTGGGTGGTGGTAGAAAAGAAGGACCAGTCCACCCTCAAGTATCAGCTCGAGGTGGACTTTGCCTGAGTTTTACTTGCCCTGACCGCGGCGCAATTTGCGCCCGTGGCTGGGTTTACTGCGGCGGCCATTGCCCTGTCGAGTGAGCTTCTCGACCGGGTCTTTATGGATGGCGCCAGTGGGCGATTTCTTGGGCTTAACCATCAGACCAGTCGGATCGCAAGTGCGCCGGCGTTGAATTGAACGGTGTCACCAATCACGACACCAACAGAAGCCGTCAGGCTGCCCGAGGCCAGAAAGTTTCCACCGGTCACGGCATCCCAGACGCCGAAGTGGGTCACCGTGGCACCGCCGGTTGCGCTGGCGGTGATTTGCACAGGGCTGTTATTCGTGATCTGAAAGCCACCACCGGGCGCAGAACCAACAGTGCTGAAGGTCGAGGTCGTCACACTGGTGCGGTTGGCGCTGCCGGTCACGGTCAGCTGAACATCGCCAGTGGTACCAGCAGTGCCCGGGTCGCTGGAGTGCAGGCTGATATAGACAGTCGACAGCGCAGTTGGGAAGGTCGTGCCCTTAACCCAGGTCAGTATTTTGTCAGCAAGATACTGGGAAAATGCCATGTCCTTGGTGGACCTACCGTGGGCTGTGAGGTGATTCTAGGAAGGCGAATTCAGGCTCGGATTAGTAGCCGTAACCGTAGGGTGCTTCGCTGGTTAAAGTGCCCTGGCTTGTATTGCTGCCTTGTGCTGTACCGGTCAACTTCCAGTTCATCATCAACCTGCCATACGGCAACATTGAGCCACCCGCTGCTCCACTTGGGATCACCAGAGTGAGCGCAGGTACCGCGCTGCCGCTAGCGGAGCCCACGGCTTTCTTGATCTGAGCAGGAGACTTAAGGGTGCCACCGGATTGCGCCGTTCCGAGCGCGTAGCCATCGGCCTTCTGCAGCGGCAAGCGTGCACTGGGCAGGAATGAGCCGACTGCCGTTCCGCTCAGCAAGATGTACTTGATGACCGAGATCCGAACGGCAAAAGGAATGCTTTGCCACTGCAGAGAAGACACCGTGGCGTAGTAGGTGCCAATCGGCAGCTTGAGGATCGACTCGTCGGCGTCGGTGTTGTGGATGTCGTTAATGAAGCCAAAGCCCTCGGGATCGACCTGCACAGGCTTGAGCTCGCCATCCAGCAAGCCCACCGAGAGGTAGCGATCGGTGTATTCGCCGGTCGAGCGCGCCTGAACGCGGACGTCTGCCGGGCTGAGAAGTTCAAATTTGAAGTAAAGGGTATTGCTTCCTGCCTGAGATCCGATGCTGCCGCTGATGTCAGCCACCAGGGATTCGACCGCACCGAGGTCTTTGGACTTGGAGATCGAGTTGTGCTTAACGTAATAGGAACGCAGGAACGAGGGCGCAGTGGGATCACTCCCGCCGTAGCTGGTCCTGATCCGTTCGTAGTCTTGGGTCTGGGTCAGTGCCATCAGAGCTCATAAATACGGCACTCATCGGCCCAAGGACTTTCCTCGCAGAAGTTCAGAAACTTGCGACGGAGTCCAGAATCGAGAGGATCGGCAACCGGCTGTCGCTTGACCTTGGGCAAGTCACGACTGCGATCGCGATCGTCTGCAGTTCCTTGCTGAGCCATATAATGCCCGCCAGGGATGCTGCAATGCTAATCAATACGAGAATCTGCGTATTGATTAGGCAGTTGTGATCGAAGTTCCAGGCGCCGCCGCACACTGATCAGGCGCACGGCGGATCACTCACCAGCTTGGAGAAACGGCAAAAATCCAAGCTCCTGGGTAAAACACCCCTGACGCCGTTCTTCTTCGGGGTTACCGCAAAGCGGCACATTCACCCTAACGACGCAGTGTTGGCAGCTTGCAGCGAGGTAGGACCTGGCGCAGGTCGTGCAGAAGATCGTCAGCAAAAATTCCGTGGAATTCAAGGCGACCTTTTTGGACCAGCGCTGGTGTGTAGCCCAGCTCTAAAACCCAGTCCTGCAGGTAGCGCGTTTCTTCGGCATTGGCCCACGAGCGCAGCACGGCCTTGGTCTTGGAGGTGGTACCGGTATCGCACCAGAGAGCGGCTAGACCTTGGGCACCGGCAATGCCGAGAATCTCCGGTGTTAAGCGCCGTTCATCTCTGAAATAAAGCAGCTCATACACCCGGTAGAGATCAGGGCTATGAACACGAATCCGGCGATCGTCGTAGAAGCCGTTGGTCTGAACAATGTCGGAAACAGCCTCCAGCTTGCCGTCATGGACTTTGTGCAGCATCCGCAGCTGGTGATTCAGGTAGGTCAGGTCGGTCTCCCTGCGCCGGATCTCCAGCCACGGGCGCTTCCTCGCTCCCCTCAGGCTGATGGTGCCGCGCCCCAAGCAATAGCTCAGTGCGAGCGCTACGAATTGCGCTGACATCCCAGGACTCCTCTCTAAATAGGTGGACGCGACTGGCGGGTGCGTAGGGGCTGAGCGCTTTGCGAATCTTGGCGGCCTCGCGCTGCTGGAATCTCAAGCGCGGATTGATATGGGTATCGGCCAATGTGGCTTCTGCGCCAGTGAGGACGCCAATCCACTGACAGACCCGCAGGGCTTCTTCGAAGGTTTTACCGACGCGCGCTAGATCGACGTAGCCCTCTGGATAGGCGCGGGCACCTTCAGCCCAAAGCCAAGCCGCCGCCTTGGCACCCAGCATGTCCAGTGCCGTCTGGCTGATCTCCCGCTCACCGCTGGGGTAGAGCAGGTTGTAGACGGGGCGCAGTTTGGTCGATGAAACCCGGAATCGCAGCACCGAGGTGCTCTTGCCGTTGGCGCGCGGCTTGGTTTTGTAGTGAACAATCTGCGCCTGAGTGGGCACAAATTGCCTGAATTCGGCCACCTTATCCTCGAGGAAAGCCGACTCCGAAGCGCCTGCTGTGAGGGTCAGCTGGATGTAACCACCGCCAGGACTGCGATATGGGACAAGACTGCCATCTGCCAGCAGCAAACTGAGCAATCCGCGGACGTCTGCAGCGTCCAATTTTTTCTCACTACGCAACATCCTTATAGTAAGCCCTAGAAGGCGCAGTGAGTGCCTTCTCGCACACTTGTCGCTCGGACATTTCATCCCATGTGGATTGACAATGACTTTCCGAAGCTGCTAGGTGCCGAGCTTTATCGGCCCCATCCCTCGTACATCGTGGAGATGGCGGTCGAGCCCGTGGTTGTGCACGACTTCGCCAAGCAACCCGGCCAGACTGTTCAGCTTGATCGCTACCGCTTCTGGGGTGCCCCTGGCACTAAGGACAGCCGTGAGCGCACCGCTGACCAAACCCTCGGCACCGCATCTTCGCGTTCGATCGTGAAGGACAAGGTGCTGGTGACTCTCAAGGAGTACACCGGCCCCGCTGATCCGACCGATACTTCCGCCCCCTCCACCTTCAAGGTGGCTCGGGAAACCCTGCTGACCGCCCAGCGCCTGCTGCTGGACACCGGCAACCTCAACGTCTTCCATCAGTCGATCGGTTCGCTGACCCTGCTGGATGACTACCGTCGTTGGCGCGATCGCGTCTTCGCCGACGAGCTGTTCAAAGCTGAAGCCAACGGCGCAGCTGACAGCACCAAGGGTGGTTACTTCTATCCCCTGAAGAAGGCCAAGGCAGCTTCTGCTCCCTTCCTGACCTACGCCGCTGGCGAATCCGCCAAGTTCGATGTCAAGACCGACCTCCTCGAGGTCGTGAAGGACATGCGCAAGCGGAACGTCCCCACGTTCGCTGACGGCTACTACCGTTGCATCGCGGATCCCACCGCAATGATGCACCTGCGCCAAAACGATGCGTTCCGTGAGATCGCTCGTTATGCAGGCAACGGCATGGTCAACCCCATGCAGCCCGAACTGGCTCCTAACGCCAGCTTCTTCCGCGGTATGGGTCCTGCCTACGGTCAGGCCGGCTTCGTGGCTGGTCAGCCCGTGATGCCCTCCGGCTTCCTGTTCGAAGGCGTGCGCTGGTTCGAGAGCACCAACCTGCCCGAGAAGAGCCTGCAAGTGACCATCACCGACGCTTCGATTAGCAGCGCCGTGACCACTGCTGCTCCGATGCTGTTCTTCGGCCCTCAGGCCGTGGGCGTTGGCATCGGCGGCAACAACGCTCAGATCCTGCTGAACAACAACGACGATTTCAGTCGTTTCATCATCATGATCTGGTCGCTCTTCGCCGGTTTCGAGATCCTGAATAAGGACTTCGTGACCGTGGCCTACTCGTTCGTGTACTGATAGGAGGTAACGAACAATGGCTAAGAAGATCTATCCCGGTAACTACGTCAACCGCCTGAGCTCCTACCAGGGCCAGCCCGCGGTTTGCCTCCCCGGCCGGGTGTACTACCACATCACTGGCTATGCCCTGGTGAATGCCACCGGCGGCACCAGCTTCGATGTGATCATCCCCTCGCCTGATAAGCGCGGCGATGACAAGCCCCGTGCTGACATTGTCGGCCTGACCCTGCCTGCTGGCGCCAACGTCTATTACCTGGGCGTTCGTGTGCCTGACATGCGCAAGGACCGCGCCGTGGGCACTGCCTTCTCTGGCCTGGTTGGCACCAACACCAACCGCCTGAAGTTGGCTGACGCCATCGGTAACGATGACGTGCTGACCACCAGCACCCTGTCGACTAACAGCGCCACCATTGCTGTGGCCAGCACCACCGTGGCCCCTGTGGCTGCGAGCAAGTCCGTGATCACCCCGGTGACCCTGGCTGGCGCTGAAACCCTGAAGGTGTTTGTGACCAACAGCACCGGCACCGCTGCTGGTTCGACTCTGACCTCCAGCCTGACTGGCGGTACCCCCATCATCTGCGAGGTGGCTTACTACCTCGACGATGCTGTGGCTGAGCTGAACGACATCAGCGTCCCTTACATCACTGAGTCCTGAACTCTGTGATTTGAGGGTTTGTCCCTACAATGAGGGCGTCTGTTTGATCAGGCGCCCTTTTTTGTTTGTGCGTTATGGCGCTATACCAGAACACCAAAAACGGTCAGATCGTTGAGTTCATTGCCCATCACGACAAGGACTGGGCCATGATCCGCAACTCGGCCGGCGCGGTGCAGTATCTGGCCTTGGCTGATCTTGTCGCTTACGAGCCTGGCAAGGGCCGCGTTGGTGATGGCCCGAAGCCTCAATCCGCTGAACAACCGGTGGATGAGGACCTGGTGCCTGAGAGCGCAATTCCCGTCGACACCCGCCTCAATATCAATACCGCGTCCGCCGAAGCGATCGCCAAAGCCGTAAAAGGGATCGGCTACAGCACCGCCAAGAAAATCGTGGAGCTGCGCCTAAGCCTTTCCGGTGAGCGGTTCACGAACCTCGACCAGCTCAAGCGCATCGGCCGTGTTGACTGGGATGAGGTGATTGCAGCTGATCTGATTTACGTCGGCTGAGATTCTTAGAATCAGTCAAGATCGGCGGTCAGTCCAATCGAACTAAACGATTACGACAAAAGCCGTTGCCGCTTCCACCTCGGCTACAACGTCGGGGCGAACCTCCCCGCGGGTGATATTGCCCGTCTGGAGGAAGCAATGGCTCGCGTCCCGGACAGCTATTTCTATAGCCGGATCGTCGAGCACCTCGATCGCTGCGACAAGGCCTACAAGGTCTCTCAAGTGTTTCGTGTTGAGGACCAGCCTCAGCCGAGCCGGATTGAGCGCATCACCGGGGATACGGATCGTGCGATCTATCAGTCCGATCCGCTGAAGGCGGCGAAGGACTACCGGGAGGTCTACCTGCGGGAGGTGGATCTGCTGGCGGAAACCCTCTATGTGGCGAATTACCGCCGAGAGGATGCACGCCGCTATGCCTTTGAACGGGCAGGCGTGGAATTCATCATGGCCGTCCCGGGTCCAGCAGATACAGCCGTTGGCACGCGTGTGATGCAGGCCACGGGTTCCATGAATTGGAGGTAAGGCGTGGCTCAGTACAAAGAGGGCTGGGTGACAGTCCCCGCCAATCAGACCAGAAGTGGGAAACCTGAGCGTCGCTGGAGACAACCCAGTGGAACGCTGATGGAAGTGCAGCCTGGTCCTGGTTTCGTGGCAACACAGTTAGGGCGCGCCTTCAATCAACTGGGCGTCCTGGGAGCGAGCGCGGAAGCCGCTCTGAACCAGGCTGGTGGATATGCAGCGCAACCGGCTGACACAGGGCGATATGTCCCAGGTGACCAGCAGCGTGATTTTGATCCGGGCAAGGATCAAACCAAAAAGCCAGCCGCTCCTGGTTTGACCGCGCCCGTCGCCTATGGCGATCCGGCATCCCGCGCACGGGAAGCAGAGCAGCGCCGCATGCTGCAGCAGGCGACCCCGTATTGGGAGCGCGAGGAGAACAAGGCTCTCCTGCAGGCCGCTCAGCCCGGCGGGGGCCCGAGGGCCGGGGAAGCCGGTTATGCGCAGCGCGCTGATATTCAAGCTTGGATTGCCGCCAATCAGAACGCTCCCAAGGGCGCTGACGGGAAGAACATCGTCGATCGTTTCCTCGAGCAGCAACAGAAGCGAGGCCTGCTGGAGCCCGAAGGGCAATCAAACCCCTCTTTCGCCATCGGCGCTGAGCGCATCGCCGCACCGGTGGACGCAGAGAGCGCAGCGCAAGCTGGCACTCGCGGGCTTGTCGGTTTTAATGGCACGGCAATCGAGCAGGCCCGCGCAAACGTCGCCGAGCTGCAGGGGCGGGAAAGCGCGGCTTTGACAAAGCGCGTGTTCGATATGGCGGCCAAGGATGAGCTGCCTGACTGGATCACGACTCCGGTGCAGGTTCCTCAAAACGTGAAGGTCGCTTTTGATCAGACCTCCCCTCTACCCGGTGCAGCAGAGGCGTTCTCGGGTCTCGAGATCGCACGGCCGTTCACCAATCCAGAGATGAACCGGCAGTTCGCCGCACTGGGTCAGCCGGCCGAGGCGCAAGCGATTGCGACTGGCACCGGCGCTGGCCCCAGCATGCAGCCGACCAGTGCAGCAGCAGGCGAGGTCGGGGTCGAACCCGCGCAACCTGATGCTCCGGGCAATAAGCCCAACCCTGCGGATGATCTGGCGCGGCGCTACATCGACAACCTTCGGACGACGCGTAGTGCGCGTTTGGGTCTCTGAGCCATGAATCGACGCCATCCCCAGGGAAAACATGTTGCCGGTCCGATCAAGGGCGACACGCCAGAGGTTGGACATTGGTTCGAGGACCGCGCCATGGGCCGGGAGATCAGTCGTGATTTCACGGCGGCTCCCGGCATGGTGCCGACCAATCCGAACAACTTTTATGCAGCCAAACCGCTGCCGTCGGAATTTCGCTACGACAGCATCGCCGATGGGTTGACCACCTACGCCAGCCCTTATGGCGATGGACGTCAATTCGTCAAGCAAGAGGAGCCGACGTTGACAACACCTGGCCCCGCTTCGGCGATGATTGCGAGCACGGGGATACAGAAGGGTGCGGAGATGCAACCCAATACCCCCGGTTTTGGTTTTGGGCCGGGGAGCCGCTTGGCACAGATCGACGAAAGCATGTCACGACTAGCGCCAATCCCTGAGAACAGTGCAGCCAATCCCCCGCTGGGAATGTCGACAGGTCTATCGCTGGGCAGTGGCCCCAAGCGAAACGTCAGCCGCAAGGGATAAGAGGATTGATCTCCTGATCAATCGCAGACCTCAATACTGCAGAGATTGGTCATTCTTTGGCTTGATATGTAGACGCTGCCGAGCAGTCATGTGACGCATAGGGACTGCTTGAAGAATCAGCGACCTGTGAGGACTCAGTAAAGTAGGCTATGTGATGCGGCAGGCAGATGCCCAGAAACCCCCGCGCTGAGGCAACAAAAACTAGAGGCGGTTCCGGTTCTGGTAATAGCGGTATTGCTCGTCCTGCGGCACAGGCAACAGCAGCACGCAGGGAGGGTGCTGCCCGCGCTGCAGCAGCGACTCAGGCGCGTGGCAATCGTCCCGCAACTTCAGCACCTGCTGCAAGAGACGCGCAGTCGAATGGTGCTCGGCAAGGTGTTAACAGGGCGCAAGAACGCGTTGGCAGCCCCGCTCGCCGTGAAGCTGCCGCACAGGCAACTCCTAATTACAACGGCACGCCAGGACAGTTCGCCACGGCGGGATCCACCTATGGGCAATCAGGCGCTGTCTTTGATGGCGCCGCATGGCAGCGGGCGCAGGCAGCCGGTTATTCCGATCAGCAGATTAGAGACTTTCTAGTTTCTCAACAACCAGGCAAGGGACTGAGTGTCGGCCGTCGCCCTCAGATGGTGCTGGATAACTGGGAGCGTGAGAATCCGGATCAATACAATCAGTTCGCCAATGGACCTGCCGCGCAATACTCAACGCCGGGGCGAGTTCTGTTTAATCCAGAAGGTGAGAAGAATATCGGCCTCGGTCGAGGAGGCCTGCAGGATTACGGCATCACCTGGTATTCCACGCAGGGCAGTGCAGACAATGATCTGTCCAAGGCGCCCTACGACCCCAAGATCGCGCTGAATGTCCTGCTGAATGGCAAATACCTGCAAACAGAGCAGGGGATGGCCCGCGCCATGGCCGGGGAGTCGCCCGTGCCGTACCGGTACATGGGCGACAAGGAGGGGAATCCTTCCAGCGAAGGCACCTACGCCTATGGCTATGAACGATTCTCAGAGATCCCTGCAGCTGTCCGGCGGGACTTTGGGCTTACTGGCGCCGCAGCTGGTGACCCTGTCCGCAAGGGGAAAGGCGAGAAGAAGCCATTTGCCGCCGCTGAAACCTATCGGCAGCGGTTTGATGAGATGAAGCAGCGCTTCAGTAAAGCGACCGCAGCGGCGACGCCCGCCGATGAACCCAGCGCTGATCCGGCTCAAACGGCATCGGCGCCGGAGAAGCCACGGGTCAGCATTGGGCTGAACCGGGACCGAACCCGTACCCGTGCCAGCGACATTGGCACGCTCTACGGCTCGGCTAAACCGAGTGGAGCCGCGCGACTGTCGGCCGGCATCGGTAGCGGCAATTCCCTGCTGAGCAAGTTCAAGGATGATCTGCGGGCAAGCGACGGCTTGGGGCTAGGGAAACGCGGTGACATTTATGGTCAATCCGGAGCTGACTACATGCAGCCAATTCGCTCCACCAGAGGAGCCAAGACTGCAAGCACTGGCGGATCGGCTGCGTACTATTCCAAGCGCTTTGGCTAACGCAAAGCACGGCAAAGGATTGAGACTGGTGTATCTCAAGTCACGGCTAAACTAAGGTCAGGGTTACGAGGCTGGCTCTGGCCAGGGAATTGATTGAGTACCAGCTCAACGAATAAAATGCCCCTGCTGGTCGATCGACCGCTGCATTCGTTTGCGACGATCGGGAGCACAGCCGCGCTCAGTAGCGCATCGAATTTCAACACCCCCGTCGGCGCTGGCTGCGCATTGCTGGTGGATTGCAGCTCCAATGACGGAGCGGTGATCGATTCCATCTCGGTTCTGATCAACGAAGCATCCACCACGACCAGTTCGGTGTTGGTGTTCTTGAGCACGGCCGAATCAGCCGCGGCGATTTCGGCATTGAATACAGCCTGTGTTGCCAACGTGGCGATCCCTGGTGGTAGCACCGCTGGCCAGCGGGTGAATGTCAGCTTGCCGCCACTGTCGGTACCCATCCCGAGTTTGGCATCGCCGGCTGCGACGATGACGAGTTACCCGAGCGAGACCGATAAAAAGAACACCGGCCTGTATGTCCCTTCGACAGCACTGGTGTACGTAGGCGTCAGCGCAGCCTTGTCGGCACCGAGTGCGGCGACGCGCGTGCATGTTTTCGCCCAAGGCGGTTTCTTCTAATCGATCGTCATGACCCCGGCTCAACGCGAACGCCAGCGACAGGAAGAAGAGCGCCAGCGGCAGCAGGAGCGTGAGCGAGAGCAGGAACGCGAACGCGAACGGGAGCGCGAACGTCAGCGCCAACAAGCCGAGCGTGAACGCCAACAAGAACAGGAGCGGCAGCGGCAGCGCGAACGGGAACGCGAACGGGAACAGGAGCGCCAGCAGCAGGAGGAACGGCAGCGCGAGCGGGAACGCGAGCAAGCACGGCAGAAAGCCCAGGATTTGCTGGATGAACAGCGCCGTCAGCGCGATCGCGAGCAAGCCCAGCAGCGGGAGGATGACAACCGCCGCAATCAGGAGAGCGAACGGGAGAAAGCGCAGCGCCTCCTAGGCAACGTCGGCGCCAACCTCAGCGCCAAAGAAGCGCAGGAGATCGCGCAGAAGACCGGCCTGCCGCTACAGCGAATTCTGAATATCGCCGGGCGTCAAGACGTCAACGTCTCCGATAAGGTTCAAAACCGAATCGACGCCATCATTGAAGGCCGTCAGCCAGTGGCTGATACCGGGACGGGGCCGGTCGATAGTGGGACTGACTCTACGGAGGAGACCCCGGTAGTCGCTGTTGACGAACAGCAGCCGGTCCTGGGCGAGGAGCCCAGCTGGAGTCCAATCGAGGACAGCCCGTATCAAGCAGTTGCCGAGCAGTACAGGGCAGACGCTGATGAATACAAAAGCCAACTGTCCGACTACAGCGCGACGTTTACTGATCTCACCAATCGCTACAACGACGCGCTTGCCAAGCAGCAAAGTGCCACCACTGAAGCTGAGTCCCAGAGGAAGCGCGCCGACGAGTTAGCAGCGCAGCGCGACGAAGCCGATCGCCGCCGCCGGGATGAGCAGGAGATGCAGGTGGCGCAGCAGCTGAACAGCCTGCGCGGTGGTTACATGCGCTCGGGGGGTGTGGGATCCGGTCTGGGCAACCTGTCCTCTGGGCGCCTGCGCCGTTCGATCGCAACGGGCGCTCGCCAAGGAGGCATCTTGGATCAGGCGTACCGCAACATCGACCCGACCGACAGTGTGCTCAATCGCGATGTCGCCGGTGCCAGTGTGCAGCAACTGCGCGGTGGCGGAAGCTCGCGGTCGCAGGCACGGCAGCGCGCCCTGGCCGGCGGCTCGGCGGCGCAGTACTACTCGCGGCGCTTTGGCTGATGCCTCGCCGAGTCGGCGCCAAGCTTGATCAGGGCATGGGGCTGGGATCTGTATCCCGCCCTGCGCGCAAACGTGCCGATGGGATTTACCCCTCTAAAGGCGCTGGACTTGGTGAATACGGGAGCTCGGCCTATCCGACGATCCTGGAGTCGTACAACAGGGAAAGCGACTACAAGCGCTGGCGACTCGGGCAGGAATACTTCTTTGGAACCGGCAGAAGCTGGGGTGATTATCAGATTTACAGCCTGGCCCGGTTTGTCACTGGCGCCGTAGATGGCACCTCAAAGGAGGTCACCACTCTCTTTCCGACCTCGACGTCTCCCGAGCGGGCTTGGTATGCGAGTTGCCGCACCCGCGGGTCGATCATCTTGCCGCAACCGATCACTGCGGCCCGGGTGAGTTTGAACACCTCGGGCGACGATCCCAGCACCCATACCCTGACGCTGGATGTCAGCGGCATTTTGAGTACTGCCCAGCTGGGGGTGTTCACGATCTTCATTGGCGATCAATTTGAGGATTCGGCCAGTGGTGCGGTCTATCCAGATGATCTGGTGGAGCGTGATGCCGGCAGCGTGGCATTGACGTTGACGGCGGTTAATCCAGCGGGGTTGACGTTGACGTTTGATCTCTCGAGACCGGCGGGGCGGATTGAGCGCAATGGCCGGATCTATTGGGCCAACCTGCCCTACAACCCGAGTGCCCCGGCGGTGTGGAAGAGCGATGGAACGCGGCACCTGTGTTCATCGTTCAAGTTCTTCTGCTGCTGCCCGGATCACTTGGGCGGTGCGCTGGCCAACCTGGAAATGCCGGATCGGGGGCAGCCGCGGGACCTGTTCCCGTTGCCGAATGCAGCGCGCAGCGTCAATGCGGCCTGGGAGCGACAAGGCGCTGGCTACTACCGGCAATGGCGCACACTGCCCAGACGGCGCGATGAGCGGCGTGAGTGCAAGCACATCCACTCAATTCGCTGGCAGTGCGGCGTGCCCTGGCTGGAACCCGACGACTACCCGGTCGGCAATGAGCGCGACTTTCTGGAATTCGAAGCAGAGGTGGAACGCAGGTATTCCCCGGAGGAAATCATGGATTACTTCCGGTTGCGGCAGCTGAACTGGGATCGCTTTGCGATGACCATTGCCGATGCGGTCGGGATCATCCTGTTTCCAGGCGGCGACCCCCGTGATGCAATTCGCGGCGACGCGCGGCCACTGCTGTGGAATGACGCCGAGGAGCCCCTGGCGATCTGGTGCCGGCAGAACGACTGGTGGCTGCAGAGGGGAACGCAGGCGCTTCAGATATTCAATGCATCGACACAGCAATTTGAATCGACTGTGGCAGTTGGCTCTACGAGCTACCCAGTCCTTGAATTTGTAGAGGAAGGTTCAGCGGGCGCACCAGTAATCGTTCCGTAGGTGCTTCTTAGAATTGACTAAAAAGCAGCGATAAATGGCCGCCAATTCAGACCCCCAGCGCCGGCCGGTCTTTATCGATCGCGTCAATCAGCGATTCTTGGCCGATCCGGCAATAGGGGGATCACCTTGGCCAGTCATTACGATCACGCCAGGAATGTTTGCGGACATCCCAGGCAATACGGTTCTTGGTCGCTACGGTTCAGCCGGGGCACCGTCAGCGTTAACAGCTGATGTAGTGATCGACCTGGTGAATTCTGCCACCAGTCAGACCATCAGCGCAGCGAGGATTGCCGCTGCCAGCACCGCGCAGGCGGGCGTTGTTCAATTGGATAGTTCGGTCAGCAGTGCTAGCAATACAACGGCAGCAACATCGAGCGCAGTCAAAAGCGCGTACGATTTGGCCGCCAGTGCCAGCAGCCTGGCGGGTAGCGCGAGCGCATCGGCAAGTAGCGCGACTGCAACGGCTAACGCCGCCAATACTACGGCGAACGCGGCCAATGCAACAGCCAACGCCGCTAGTACCACAGCCAACGCGGCGCTCCCAAGGTCTGGCGGGACGATGAGCGGGCCGGTGGTTTTCGCCGCCGGGCAAACCATCGCCGGTTATGCCTCCCTAAGCGTGACTCAAAGCTTTACCGCCGCGCAGCGTGGCGGGGTGGTCACCTTGAGCCCCGGAGCATCTGTAACACCGGATTTTGCCTTAGGGAACAATTTCAGTTTGACCCTGAATCAAGCGACGACCTTGCAAAATCCAGTCAACATGGCCGAGGGCCAATCAGGAGCGATTGCAATTACGCAAGATTCAACGGCACGCGCTCTTTCGTATGGAAGCTATTGGAAGTTCAATGGCGGAGCACCAAGCCTAGACAGCACGCCGAATGGCATTTCAGTGCTGGCGTATTACGTTGAGTCCTTGACGCGGATCACGGCAGTACTGGTTCAGAACTCGGTGTCGTGAACTCGAGAGTGTCCGCAAGCGGCACTCTTAGAATGACGCTATAGGGGATAAGCGGTACCAATGCCGGCCATTCGCATCGCTGGTCGAGATTACGAAGAGATTGCTATCCGGCAAATTCGTGACCCGATTCAGACATCGATCACGAGTATTGCGCTGCCGACGGGCGCCGCCACTGAAGCAACGCTCGCCCAGGTGCGGGATGCGATCAAGGCGACGATCGATCTTGAAAGCACGATTTGGACAGATAATTCTGGCGCATACTACGTTCGCCGCGACAGCGTCAACGAGGGGACCGGCGTTATCACAATCACCTGGACTGCCCCAGACGGTACGCCTGCGACGCCCGGGGCGGGACTGCGTCCACTGGCGACGGCCGAGCGGGATGTCACGCAAGAGCTGTTCGTCGCAACCAGCAGCGGCACCGGATATACATCGGGTGATTTCCTGGCGAGGTTGTTGATTGTTGATGTCAATCCAACGACGCCCGTTGTTACTCAGGTTTGGTACAACCTGAGTACTGGCGCCGTTATTGCAGCACCCAACTCGGCGCACGTCACACCGAGTGATGAGTCAATCACCGTGGCATCGTCGGCGCTACCGACCGGTGCCGCAACCGAAGCAAAGCAAGACGCAGGTAACACAAGCCTTGCCAGCCTGGACACCAAGCTGCCGAGCAGCCTGACCGTATCAGGAACACGACTGCTAGTGGACGGCAGTGGTGTTACTCAGCCTGTCAGCGCCAGTAGCTTGCCACTCCCCAGCGGGCTGACAGTCAGTAGCACGCGATTGCTGGTGGATGGCAGTGGCGTTACTCAGCCTGTCAGCGCAAGCAGCTTGCCACTGCCGAGCGGTGCCGCAACTGCAGCTAATCAGGCAACCGCAAATTCAAGTTTGGGCAGCCTGGACACCAAGCTGCCGAGCAGTCTGACCGTATCAGGAACACGACTGCTAGTGGACGGCAGTGGTGTTACTCAGCCTGTCAGCGCCAGTAGCTTGCCACTCCCCAGCGGGCTGACAGTCAGTAGCACGCGATTGCTGGTGGATGGCAGTGGCGTTACTCAGCCTGTCAGCGCAAGCAGCTTGCCACTGCCGAGCGGGTTGACGGTGAGCGGCACACGCCTGCTGGTGGATGGCAGTGGTGTTACTCAGCCTGTTTCGGTGGCCAGTCGCACCCCTACGACGACAAGTGTTTCCAGCAGTGCCTCGAGTGGACTGATCTTGGCGCTGAATAGTAACCGCAAGGGGTTTTCAATTTCCAATATCAGCACCGCAAAGCTGTACCTAAGCTTTAGCAATCCGGCCACTGTTGCCAACTGCTTCATCGAAATTCCCGCCAGCGGATTTCTACTTCTCGATCAGCAGCTCATCGTCACAAATGCGATCTATGGGATCTGGGCATCTGCCAATGGTGCTGCTCAGGTCACGGAGTACGTCTGATGTCGATTTTCTTTAGCCCAGGTCCCGACCTAAGCGCATACGCAGCCTTGGGAGCCGCCCAGACGTTTACTGCGCCGCAGCGCGGCTCAATCAGCGCAATCGGCGCCGTCGGAGCGGGAACGACGACACTCGATTTTGGAACCGCCAATCATTTCTCGCTGAGCCTCCCAGCAGGGGGCTCAGTCACCTTGGCGAATCCAAGTAATCTGACTGCAGGCCAGAGTGGTTGCGTCATTATTACGCAGAACTCGGGTACTGCGGCCACTGTTGCTTACGGAAGCGCCTGGAAGTTTCAGGGCGGTGCTCCAACGATTAGCACAACGCTCAGCAGCGTCAATACCATCGCTTATTTCGTCGAATCCGCCACCCGCATTACCGCTCAGCTCCTCACCAATACTGTTTCATGACGATTCCCGGAAGCGCTAACCCCCTGCTTCTCAAGAGTGCAGCAGCGGGACCCTCTTATCAGGTCCAGCGCAGCATTCGGCTTAACGCGGCAGACTCGGCTTATTTCAGTCGCACCCCCGGATCAGCGGGTAACAGAAAGACATGGACGTGGGCGGGCTGGTTTAAACGTGTAAAAAGTAGCGAGAATCGACTGTTCTTGGCAGGCCAGCTAACCGCGCCAATAGTTGTAACCTATTTGATGTTCAATGACAACGTTGCCGATGCGCTCACCTTTGCGCATTACAACGGATCAAGTCATGACTTTAGACTCACAACGAGCCGACTGTTCAGGGACTTTTCTGCGTGGTATCACATACTTGTAGCCGTAGATACAACGCAGTCAACGGCATCCGATAGGGTTAAAATCTACATAAACGGCGTTCAGGAAACGGCGTTTGCTACTGCTGTTTATCCCAATCAAAATACCGACTGGCGTATCAATGAAGTAACAGGTCACCAGATTGGCAATAATGCTGGTAATGCATTACTTGACGGCTACCTTGCTGACATCCATTTCATTGACGGCCAAGCTTTAACCCCATCGAGCTTCGGGGAGGTTGACGCCAATGGAGAATGGCAGCCCAAGGCTTACACCGGGACTTACGGCACCAATGGCTTCCAGCTCAAGTTCGCGGACAACAGCGCAGCAACCGCCACCACCCTGGGCAAAGACACCAGCGGCAACGGTAATAACTGGACGCCGAATAACCTGAGCGCCGGCGCTGATCTCACTGGCCCTGCAGCGCCGATTCTAAATACAAATGCAAGTGGAACTGCAGTAACTAGCGGCGTGCGCGCGGACGCAAGTGCAAGCTCATTGGTTCTTGCGCTTGCGGGAGCAACTGCTAGTGGCCTCAATCTAACGGATCAGATTCCGTCAGGGCGCACGCAAGCTGCGCAGATAATCACAAGCAATGGTGTAACCAGGACGACGAGCACTAGCAAATTTTACGGCGGCTCTGTCGACTGCGCGAATGGGCAAGATATTCAGGTTTCTTACAACAGCAGTATGGCTCTTGGTGGTACTTTCACCATTGAGTTCTGGGCTAATCCAAGCGCCGCAGGGAACGAAAAGACTATTGCTACTTTTGGGATAAATGAATTCAACGGTTACGTGTTGATGGTAGGGACTGGAGGGGCCAGGTTTAGAAGCAATGGGCAATCTGATCTAATATATACGGCAACAATAAGCGGATGGAATCATTTTGCTTTTGTCGCCTCTTCTGGGGGGACTAAGCGTATATTTGTGAATGGAGTTCTTGTTGCCAGCGATTCCGGCACGATCAATGCCACCGGATCGTATGTTACGTATATTGGCTCTTCGTCGGCCAATAACGCCTCTTTCCGCTTTGAAGGCCAGTTCCAAGATTTTCGCATTTACAAAGGCTTAGCAAAGTACACTGCTAACTTTACTCCTGTATCCTCCCCTGCCGATACTGACTCATTTGTAGACACACCGAGTTCCTACGGGGTCGATACAGGCGCTGGTGGAGAAGTTAGAGGTAATTATGCGACGTGGAATCCGCTTAATGCTTCAGCAACGTACACCAACGGTAACCTGGATGTCACAAATACAACTAACTTATATTCAAAAACCACGATAGGAGTCAGCTCTGGCAAGCACTATTGCGAGTACACGATTAACTCTGCGTCGACTGGCTATGGTCCACAGTGGGGGTTCATCAATGCTACAAATACCGTTTATGGCGCTGTTCGTGCCGCCGCAGGAATTTCGACATCGGCCGGTGGCGTTACGCTAACTCTTAGCAATCACTCTTCAAATATCACATCTGGAATCATTGGCATATCCCTTGACATGGATACCCGCGAATGCAGAATATATCATAACAATTCACTGAAAGCAACTATCACCGGCATACCAGCAGGAACGTACTTCTTCTACATAGCTGGTGATAGCTCTACCGATAGTGTTTCTTTGAACTCCGGCCAACGCCCGTTTGCTTACACCGCCCCAAGCGGCTTCAAAGCCCTGTGCGATACCAACCTGCCAGTGCCGACGATTGCCAAAGGTAATACCGTGATGGACGTTGCTTTATATACTGGCAATGGTGGGACGAGAACAGTTAGTGGTCTTGGGTTCTCACCTGATTTTGTATGGGTAAAGGAAAGGAATGGTACATCAACCTACGCAATGTGGGATCAAGTTCGTGGCGCATCAAAGCTGATTAGCTCGAACGTAACAGCTGCAGAAGATACCACTAATGCGCTTTCTTCGTTTAACTCGGACGGATTTACTGTTGTCTACCCAAATACCAACGACTATTACGTAAACAGAAATTCCCAAGCCTACGTTGCCTGGTGCTGGGACGCCGGCTCATCAACAGTCACCAACACACAAGGCTCCATCACT